AGCTGCAAACATCACTGATGACAGTAAGCTGTCACTACAAGTTCTCCACAACATGAAAGTGGATATGGACAAACAACGTCGTGGTGCTCCTGGAGTTGGTGCAGAATACTTCTACAAGCAGAACCTCAAGTCCATGTCAGATGACTTAGTCACTGCAATGGACTCTGCAACTGATGGTGACTACGGTAAGCTAGTCTCTAACTTTGCAGAGGCTGCACAGCTACAAGAGGCATTAGACTTAGGACGTAACTTTAAGAAACTGAAGGCTTCAGAGCTACGTCAAGAGCTACAGTCTATGTCATCTAATGAAGCTGAGATGTACATGGCAGGGGTGTTGGATACCCTCTATCAACGTATTAAAGAAGTGGGCTACAACCAAGATACCGTCACAGCATTGATGAAGTCTCCAGAGTTAGAAGACCGTCTCAAGGCTATCTTCCCTAATGAGTCTTCATGGAATCGCTTTCGTGCTCAAATGGCGAATGAAGCTAAGATGCAACAGACGAATCGTCTTGTTACTGGTGGCTCTAATACCGCTGACAAGTTACAAGATGTAGAGGCTGAAGGGACGTTGTTTAAAGAAGCTCTAGACATCATGACAGACCCTAGCGGTATTACACAGGGTACAGCAGTTATGAGAGCTATTAAGAACTTTGCAATCGGCCTCAATACACGTCTCCAAACTAAATCAAGCACACGTGGCTTACAAGCTCAACTACTGTCTGAGTCAGATCCTACGAAACGTGCAGAGATTATGCAGAAGATCTCTAGAGCACGTAAGCGTCTTCTGTCTCAAGAGGCTGCGTCAGATGTGGCAGGTGTTAGAGCTGCAAGAGCTACCGGAGCTGCAGTAGCACGGACGGGCGATAACGAATAAAAAAAGCCCTCCGAAGAGGGCAATGAGGGAATCTGAAGAGCTAGTTGGCTTTAATGTCCCAATTATTCTTTCTAGCATATGTCTTAGCATACTCATGATCTGGGAACAAAAGTAATTGATAACCTGTGTTCCATTGATGCAAATAGAGCACACCTGCTTTATCAGCTTTTTGAAAGATCAGTTGGTTTTTCATATCAATCTCCTTAGTTGATGTAATCAGTATAATCATTTGAGACACATCGCATATTAGACATTAGTATAATGCAGCAAAAAAAAGCCCTCCGAAGAGGGCGAAGGCTCACTGGAGAGAGCTATTCAATAAATCCCCATACATCACCAATCATAATCTTCATGAAAGGGATGTTAAGGATATAACCACTGAAGAAGTAGATAGTAGCTTCCTCTTCTGCGTCTTTAGGGGTGCGTCCGTATACAGGTTGATCTTCTACAGACTCTAATGATAGACCAAAGACGTGCCAGAACCTCACTGATACTACCATCCCCAATCATCCCCCTCTAGTCCATGTGCGTTGTAGTCTGTGACTCTCTTCTCAAAGAAGTTAGAAATAGAGGAACCACCAAGCAACTCCTCCATCCACGGTAAAGGGTTCTCTTTAACCTTCCAGTTCGTCTTGAGACCAAGTTGCAATAAACGTCTGTCTGCGAGGTAGCGAATGTACTGTTTAACATCTGTCGCTGACAAACCTTCCAGGTCACCCATCTCATACGCAAGATCAATAACCTTGTCTTCAAGTTTGACCGCAGTACGGAACATTTCGTAAATATCTTTCTTGAAATCATCATTCACAATCCGTGGATGTTCATCACAGAACTCTCTAAAGAGCTTAGCCATTCCTTCAGCGTGTTGGCTCTCATCCCTCACAGACCATTCCACGACTGTACACATACCAGGCATTTTACCGTAACGCTGATAGTTTAAAAGCATTGCAAAGGCACTGAATAGGCTCATACCTTCATTCAACACAGACCTTGCAATAGCTAGTGCAGTCCCTTGATGACTATGTATGTCAATATCGGACATGAACTCCACTTTTGCAGACATTTGGTTGTATTCTAAGAACGCTGTAAACTCATCCTCTGGTAGTCCTAAAGTGTCATTGAGTAGTGCATAGGATCTCTGGTGGATAAACTCTCTAGAGGCAAATGCAGTCAGCATCGCTCTGATCTCATTGTTCTTGAACTTGGGTATGTAGTATTCAAGGTAGTTAGTACCAACAGCCACGTCCGTCTGAGTGAATAGTCTCAGGATCTGTGTGATGTGGTTCTTTTCAGACTTTGTTAACTTATCAGACTTCCAATGGTTAACATCAGTCTGTAAGTCTAACTCATCTTCTATCCAGTGAATCCTTTCATGCTGTGTAGCGTACTCTACAGCCCAAGGGTATCTAAAGGGTTTATAGCTTTTGCTCTGTTCCAACAGACTCATATACGTTCTCCAGTGTGTTTTCTAGTTCTACTAGGCGTTTGTTTAACTCTGTGATAGTGTCATAACAATCGTTAAGTATGCGCTTGTTGAAGGGGTCTGAGTCTTTAATTAACTCCAGTCTCTTCAGTAGGGTTTTAACGGTTTCTGTCATACTTTTCTATCGCTTCTTCTAAAGCTACATAATGCACAGAGGACGGTGTTGGTTTACCTGGCTTGGGAGCTAGGTCATCCGCTATCGTCTTGTAGCGGTCATACTTCACAACATCCCCTGACATATCAGCTTCATTCGCTAAGAAGAGTGCCCATAGATATGCACACTCACCTTTAAGACCACCGCCGATGTAGTCACGTTCTACATAAGGAACTTTACCCATTAGAACTCTCCTACTGTGCCGTGCTTAGCATAGTATTCTGCAGCAGCTTTATCGTAATCACTTTGAGGTGTAGGTCTGTTGGCCTCAGCCTTCAGCATTTCCATGATGATTGGTCTGAAACGCACTGACGCTGTGTTGGTCAGGAACGTATTACAGATCTCTAGATACTTTGTCTTTACGTCTTTCACTACTCATCTCCAGTTGAAGTTTAAGCACTCTATCATAAAATTTATGTGCTTTGCGTAGTTTATTCCGTGCGTGAGCTTTTAACAACTTCATATACGTCTTCTTTACTTTTTGTCTCAATCCCATAATCTTTGTTCTCCTGATCCAGTGCCATCTCTAGCAAACGTGTCAGCCCAACTTCAACCAACAAACGTGTAGCTTCTACGTCTGTTTCAATCTCTAGGTTAGCAGACCCGTCTTCATTCTCTTCCAAGCGTTTCACTTGGATAATTCCTGTTTGGGTTTTCATATTCTCTCCTTTGCATAGGAATACTATGCATAGATAATTACATTTTATGTAATGTACTCTCACTTTTATGCGCTTAATAGTGTTAAATTTCACATTTTTCTGCGGATAAGTCTACACGAATGACCAATAAAAGCATCATAAGTGTAGACTTATAGCCAATATACTATCCATTTACACCCAAAAGCAACATATATGGATACTATGTTATCCCTGACAACTAACGCAGACTTCATCGTCTTCAAAGTCCTTCAGGGCGTTGCGGTCTACCTTAGTTCCAACCTTCTCTGCTGTAACACCTGCAGTCGTCCTGAGATAGTATAGTCCTTTAAGCCCTTCCTTCCATGCCTTGAGATGTACCTGATTGACAATAGCCTTATCCGTACCCGAAGGGAAGAACACATTAACAGATTGTCCTTGACAGATGAACTCCTGTCGTTTACCCGAATGTTCCACAACCCATGTTTGGTCAAGTTCAAACGCTGTCTTAAAAGTATCCTTCTGGTCATCGGATAGGAACTCCAAGTGCTGTACAGAGCCTTCATTCTCAAGGATAGACTGCCATACTTTCTTGGTGTTCTGACCTTTCTCATCTAGAAGTTTCTCCAGGTAAGGATTTTTAACCGTATGACTTCCCGCCCTTGTCTTGTGAACATAGCAATTAGATATGCGAGGCTCAATAGAGGCACTGCAGCCACATAAGATAGAGCTGTTAGCGTTAGGAGCAATAGCCAGTAGATGCATATTTCTAACACCTGTACCAACACCGTCAGGACATTCACCACGCTCTGTCGCCAATTGATAGGTTGCTTCAACTGCTTGCTCCTTGATCTCTTTAAAGATCTGATAGTTGTCTGAGGTTGCTTGCCATGACTCCCATGCTATGCCTTTGCTTTGGAGGTATCCGTGGAACCCCATTGCTCCAAGGCCGATTGAACGTTCTCTGTAAGCTGAGTAGACAGCTTTTGATAGTTCTTCTGGTGCGTGGTCAATAAAGAATTGAAGCACGTTGTCCAAGAATCTGACAAGGTCTCCAACCATTCCGCTTGTTCTCCACTCATCGTAGGCTTCAAGGTTGACTGAGGAGAGGCAACAGACTGCTGTGCGCTCTTCACTTGTTGCGAGATGGATTTCATTGCAGAGGTTGCTGCCCATAATTGACAGTCCAAGTTTTCTTTGAGCTTCCGGTAAGCCTCTTCTGGCTGCGTCGATAAAGTTAAGGTAAGGACTCCCAGTTCTGAAGCGAGCTTTAAGTATGTCTGTCCAAAGTCCACGAGCGTCGATTGTATCTCTAACAATTCCTGTATCTGGGTCTGTGAGATTCCATTGTCTATCTTCTGCATCTTTCTGTATCACCTTTGTCATAAATTCATCTGTGATGTTCACAGCATTAAATAAGTTGTAGCACTTACGATTGATGTCACCGCCTTGTGCTACTTTAAAACTGATGAACTCTTCAATGTCAGGATGGCTTACGTCTAGGTAAGCTGCGTAGCTTCCCTTCCGTGTCTTCCCCTGCTTGTACGCCGTCATCTGTCCGTCCACTACTTTCATGAACGGGATCACTCCTGGTGCTTTGTCGCTCACTGATCTCACGTCTGACCAGTGACCACCCACACCTCCGCCCTTTACGGAAAGCCATGCTACCTCACTATTATGTTCAATAAGAGAATGAAGATTGTCCCCCACATAAGTAAGGAAACAGCTAATAGGAAGACCACTAATCTTTCCGTTCGGTTCTGGGGCATTAGATAGAACAGGAGAAGCGAACATGAACCAACCTTTTGAAGCATAGTCGTATATGCGTTGTGCCAGGTCAAGGTCATCATAGCAATAAGCCACTGCAGCACGTGCAAAGGCTTGTTGAGGGCTTGTTTCGTGCTCAAGCATATAGTAGTCACGCATGAGCGTAGTTGCTTGTTCACTGAGTCGATTATCTCTTTCATAGTCAATCTGAATCCCAAGGTGTTGGCTCATCAAATTCTCCAGTTAGGGTTGTATATTTGTTTTCAACGAGATCGACACACCGATCAACAATATCAGAAGAAGTCAACTCCAGTGTCTCCACTAGAGTGACCTCATCTAATTGCTTCAGTTTATCTATCAGTTCTCTGAGCGTTATCATCGGAAGTGCGAACCTACTATTGTACTATAGTTTCTTGAAAGTGTCAATACCACGTTCACGCATCCTATTACTTAGACGGTCAATATAGAACTCAGACTTTTCAATATCTTCTAAGCCATTCTTAAATGGTGCTCTAAGAAGATACTCTAAAGCCCTATCCCAATCTGAGTAGTCTGCTAAAGTCATTAGACCATTCTTGACAAGCTCTTCTAACTTCTTAGAAAGCAACTCACGGATGTCCATCACTTCTAAACCATTGGGGAACTTATTACACTCAGTTGATAGAATGTAATGCTTGGGTGAGTTTACATTATCATTCATCATATTTACCTGGGTAGTAGATGCCAACAGAGTCTCCAGTAGTTGCACTGGCTTCCTTGAGATCTAAGACGTAACCCCAATGCCCTTCAAAGGTTTCAATGATGGGTGCTAACACTTCTTGCCACTCTGAGTGTTGGTTGATATGAAAGGCTACATTGGTTGTCTTGTCGTAACTGCTGATTGTGAAATCAACATAGATTTTATCATCACTCATTTCTTAGCCCTCTTTACTAGGTTCATAAAGTGATCCAGGTCTACAACAGCCAAAGGCTTAGACCGATTCTGCTTAATAACCACTAAAGGCTCATGACCACCGTGACCACAAGCCTGTTCGTAGTAATTAAACACTGCAATCTTGGATA